CCTGATCCTAACCTGAGAGCTTTTGCTCATGAACAGGAATGCTATAACGAACTCATGTGGGTTCGTGAACAAGTTTTGGAATATCTTCCATCCCTTCGTCGATGATGTCTGACTTAGAACTTCAATTAATGATAGTAAGGAAATTGCGAGAGTCCTCAGATTTGGTGAGAGATACTTTTACAATAAATCAAATTCCTACTTGTAGCGAAAAAACTGTAAAACGTGGAATAAATATTTCTAAACGTTAACATTTAAATTACCGTGGGAATTCGCAAATCTGCTAAAAAAATTATTAAACTTGCAAAACAACATCCAGATTACTATACAAAAGAAGAAGTTCTTTACGCAAAACTCATCAAAAAAATAACACCCAAAAAGAAAAAAATCGAAAATTAATCATGCTAATTTTTCTTGATACCGCTGACATTGAAGAAATTCGTAAGAGAGATGCAAGCGGTCTTATTGATGGAGTAACAACCAATCCTACACTGATCCGTAAGAGTGGTGGAGATCCCGTAGAGGTCGTTAGACAAATCTCGGAAGAGTTTCCCCATTTCGTCTCCATTTCTGCTGAAGTGGTAGCGGATACTGCTCCCGAGATGATCGAACAGGCTCAGGCATTTAAAGAGATGCCTAATGTAACTATCAAAGTTCCCTGTACTGTAGAAGGTCTCAAGGCATGTAAAGCACTCGCTGGAGAAGGTTTTACTGTCAATGTTACTCTAGTGTTCTCTGTAGCACAGGCAATTCTTGCTGCAAAAGCGGATGCAACTTATGTGTCTCCTTTTGTTGGACGATGCAATGATAATTCCTTTAGTGGAGTTGAGTTGATTCGTTCAATTGCTATGTGCTTCCGTGAACATATGGTTAGAACCAAGGTTCTTTCTGCATCTCTTCGTGATGTGCATCATGTTTCTAGATGCTTTGCTTATGGATCTGACGTTGTTACGATGCCAGGTAAAGTTTTTGATAAGATGTATGATCATGTACTAACTGAAAAGGGTTTGGATCTGTTTCAACAAGACTGGAACTCTATTAACAGCTGAATAATGGCACTATCAAACCAAATTACGGACTCCTTGAAGGAGGCCGAAGGCAACTTAAGAAACGCCCTAGCTTTTGCTGCAAGGTCAGAAAGACCTTTTGTTGCCAAGGCTATTGCTACAATGATTACAGATATTGACAATTTGACCCATTTAGATCAATGTTTTGATACAATGGAAGAAATTATGGAGCAACGTCGTGACTGACGATTGGCGTTATAGCGATCAGAGAATGAAAGTACGGGAGACTGTACTTTCTATTCTCCTTAAAAGGTTCGGTGGACAACTGGACGAAAATGGATGCCCTAAGCATTCACCCCAAAAAATTTACGAGTGTGCCCATGACTGGGTATCCCAAGGGAATGTAAAAGCTGATGGAATTATAAAATACTATCAAGCGTACTACCAATAGGAGGTTTTATGTATCAAATTTATGGAAAGGAGGGGTGCGTACTTTGTAGTAGAATGAAAATGGTCTTCGAGCTCTGCGGAGAAGATTTTGAATATTTTCAACTAGGAGAAGACTACACAGAAGAAGAGTTTGAAACTAAGTTTCCTGGCAAAACCCTAATGCCTCAGGTAACTAAGAATGGACAATACATTGGTAATGGGAAGGAAACCGTAGCCTATTTGAAAGAAAATAGGGTACTATAAGTGAAAGAGCTAGATATAAATAAAGGTGTTGAACTTTTATTAAGAGGAGACAAACCTAAACCAAAACCAAAACCTAGTTTTGAGGTAAAGTTTGGACTCTTCAACAGAGAGTTCCACCTTCTCCTCGACATTAAAAAGAAGTAGTCCTTGGGAGGAACGAATATGGAAGCTCCATTTATTGCGGTATTTTGTTTGCTGAGCTTGGCATTTCTGCTGATCGGTGGTACAATTGGTTGGTTATTCCAACAACACCAGTTAGTATTTTCAACACAGGCACAGACAAACTATCTTCATCCCGAATTTTACGATGAAAATGGAAATGTTATTCCTGATGAAATTTTAGCACTGAGATTTGAAAACTATGACAACAGCGAAGAAGACGACTACTACGAGGAAGAGTAAGACTAACACAACGACTCGTAAGTCACCCGCACGTAAACCTCGGACTGTGGCAGTCAAGAAGAAAGAACTGCCACCCAATCCTCTTGTAAGTGAGATCCTAGAGGCAGTTGACTCTGAAAGAGTCAAAGCTAAAAAGCTAGATCTTCTTCAGAAACATGCTACTGATGGTTTGAAGACCATCTTTATTTGGAATTTTGATGAGACAGTAGTCTCTATGCTTCCTGAAGGTCCTGTTCCGTTTCAACCCCTAGATGGGAATCAACAGGCTGATCCTTCTAAAGGAATGCCACAACGAACTACTATTGTAAATTCTGCTAATAAATTCTTTAATTTCGTAAAAGGCGGCAACGACGCCCTTAACAAAATCAAACGAGAGAGTATGTTTATCAACATGCTCGAATCGGTTCATCCTACTGAAGCAGAAGTTCTTATTCTGACAAAAGATAAAGCACTTGGAAGTAAGTATAAAATTACAAAAGAGTTAGTATCCGAAGCATATCCAGACATCCGCTGGGGAGGTAGAAGCTAATGTCAAAAGTAAGGGTCATTCATGAAAAATGTGATCCAGAACTAGCCAAAGATAGGAGGTTGCCTTATACCGCTTATCTGGTACAATATGAAGAGGATGGTAAAACTTACCATGATATTTCTATCGCTAATAAGCAGGTAGATCTCTTCGATCATTATTGGGATCTTTTCAAAAAAGGATTCAAATCTATGGTTCAGACTGAAGGTCATGTAAATCCCAAACTCTGGGATCCCAATCCAAAACAACCTAAGGCTGAAAAGAAAAAAAGGAGACGAGATGAGTGATGATGGAAAAGCTAAGGTCAATGTGAATGCTGAAGAACTTGCAAAAGTTATGAAGCAGTACAAGAAGATCAAAAAGCGAATGAAATCTAATCTATTTGAAATTCAACGTATTAGTGGAAATCCAACACTAGTATCTAAACTATTAGAAGAGCATCTTGACGATGAGATTGGAGATCTTTGATAATCTACTATCCGAAGGAGA